TTGGATTAGATCCTGACACAGAGGTTTTTCCAAAACAGAAAGAATTAAAGGAAGATGACAAAGGAGAGATAAAACCAGGTAACTTTATTAACCTACCATATTATAACAACGGTGAAACAAAAAGATACGCCGTTGACAAGAACAATAACAAATTAGATTTAAATGAATTTTTAGAAGTAGCAAACGAAAGCAGAATTGGTAAACAAGAATTAGATAAACTTGTAGAAGAAACGTATAAAAATATTTTAGTAGGCACAGATCCAGAGTTTGAGGATGGTCCACCATGTTTAGCGTTGTGTTCAAAAAGAAAACTAGATGATGGTAGGGATAGATTTATGTATAACTACATGGTCTTTGCTAAAAAGAAATACAAAGACAAATGGCCAGACCAAGTTGCAAAAGCAAACTATAGTTATCTTGAGGACCCATGGGATAAAACAAAACTAGATTCTAAAATTACTGCGTGGAAGAAAGATACAGCAGGTCATACATGTTATGAAGATCCAATACAAAGCAAATGTATGCGAACACTTTGTTACTCAAGACCATTTGGTGTGAAGTCAGATAGTATTACCATGTTTCCAGATATCACCGACTTTGAAATAATCATGTATGCAGAACCAGAATATAGATTTAACGTTGTGTTACCAGATGGAACTAAAGAAGGTGTTGTAGCAACAAACAGAAGATTTATAACTAAACAAACAGAACTATTAGACTTAATATGGGAGCAAACAGGTATTTATCATGAGCCACTTAAACCAAAAGATTTTAGAGCAAAACTTACAGAACTTAGAAAAGAATCTACTAAAATATCACCACCTGCAGGCACACAAATAGAGGATAGATTAAAAGAAGAGCTATATCAGTATTGTGTAAATGGTCCACGTGCAAGAAACAGAGTACAAATAAATAGTGGATCATGTTTAACAGAGGAGGGTCATCACTTCTTTAGATTTAATTCTTTTATAGATCATCTTGGGTCTAGTTGGAAAATACCAGAGGAAAGAATAGCACAAAAATTAAAAGATAAATGTGATGTAGAATTCAATCATTCTCTCAATGTAGATGGCAAAACGATTAAGGTATGTAGAGTTAAACAACTACATATAGATAAAATAGAATATAAACCAGTGCCAAGGAAAGAGAGTAATTATTAATGTGGCCAAAAGAAGCTTACATGGATTTATTATTTTTTACAGCCATAACAGCTTATTTAATATTTAAAAATTATTGCATATGAGATACAAAGTAGTAGGACCACCAGGTACAGGTAAGACAAGACGTTTACTAAACGAAGTACAACGGTATGTAAAAAAAGGTGTACCATTAAAACGTATTGGTTACTTTGCTTTTACACGTAAAGCTGCAGGTGAGGCAAGAGATAGATTTCTTAAAATAAAAACAGAACTCACTAAAAAAGATATTAAATATTTTCAAACTCTACACTCTTTGGCATTTAATAGATTAGGATTAAAAGAAGAAAATGTCATGCAAGATTTAAATTACAAGGCAATAGGTGACACTTGTGGTATTCAAATAAAATATGCATCATACGAAACTAATAATTGGAATGGTATATTCTCATCAGATAGTGAGTATCTAGGATTAATTAACCTAGCAAGGGTAAAACAAATATCTGTTTTAGAGCAGTTAGATCTTAACGAACATCTATCTAAAATAGAAAGAGACAAGTTAGAGAACATAGCATCAGAAATAGATAATTATAAAAAAACATACAACCTTATTGATTTTACTGACATGATACAAAAATTTTTAGATACAAATGATACACCAGAGTTTGATGTAATATTTGTAGATGAGGCGCAGGATCTATCACTAATACAATGGGCCATGATAAACAAAATAGAGAAAGATACAGGCTGTGATGTATGGGTTGCAGGTGATGATGATCAAGCTATCTTTGGTTGGGCTGGTGCTGACGTAGATTCTTTTATCAACTACGATGCAGAAGAAATACCCTTAACTAAGTCAGAAAGAGTGCCAAGCATTATACAACAAACTGCATTAGATGTCATTAACAGAATACAAGATAATAGAATTGACAAAGAATATTTTCCAAAATCTGAAACTGGTGAGATTTTAGAAAGATATAAACTTGCTGATATAGATATGACTACAGGTGATTGGTTGATACTAACAAGAACTAAATCATTATTAAAACCCATACCCACATACTTAAAAAAGAAAGGTTTGTTTTTTGAATCTGCACAGGGAAATAGTGTTGGTAAAAGTTTGTACGAAGACATACAATATTGGTCACAGTTACAAAAGAAAATAACAATACCTGATATACAATTACAGAGAGTCAAAGAAAGAATAAAAGGACCAATGAATCTATCATTGAAATGGTATGATGCATTTGATAATGTATCAGAGAGTCAAATAACATACATGAGATTGTTATTATTGAATAATGAAAATCCAACAGAGAAAGCTAGAATTAAAGTGTCTACTATACATGGAGCTAAAGGTGGTGAAGCAACAAATGTTGTTTTATTTTTAAACCACACATCAAACACAATCAAAGGAGCAAAAAAATCTACAGCTAAACAAGATGAGGAGTATCGTGTGTGGTATGTGGGTATCACACGAACTATGAAAAATTTATATTTAGTGAAATCCCCAAACAAATCAAAGGAGTTTAAAATATGACAGACAAAAAAATACTAGATGAAGCATTTCCACAGTATACTCAGGTAGGCGGAAATCACTATACTAAGTTTCCCATACAACCTTATGAGTTTATTTCTAAAAATGATTTATCTTTTTTTCAAGGCAATGTTGTAAAATACGTTTGCAGATATCAAAGAAAAGGTGGCGCAGAAGACATAAAAAAGATAATACATTATTGTCAATTAGAATTAAAAAAAATGAGAGATATAAAGAATGAGAAGTAAACCAATAACGAAAGAGGTTACAATAAATAAACACAAATTTAAAATAGAAATATATCCTAACTTGGTTTCTTGGGAGATATTTCCCTATAATTATAATGCAGCATTGTATGCGTTTAGCAATAAGGAAAAGTTAAATAAAATTATAAATGAAAAGTATATCTATGAATCTAAAAAATAATATAATTTTTAAAGCACAGACTGAGTGGGTAAAACCCACAGAGTTTCCTGATCTTAGATTTTGTGATGAGATAGCAATAGATTTAGAAACACATGATCCAGAACTTAAAACCATGGGCACAGGTTCTGTCACAAAAAAAGGTAAGGTTGTTGGCATAGCAGTTGCAACAGATGGTTACTCTGGGTATTTTCCATTTGATCATGAGGGTGGTGGTAATCTAGAAAAGAGTAAAGTAATTCAATGGTTTACAGATATTTGTAAATCTGAATCAAGAAAAATATTTCACAACGCTATGTACGATGTGTGTTGGATAAGATCTATGGGCATAGATATAAATGGTGAGATAGTTGACACCATGATAGCAGCATCATTAGTTAACGAAAATAGATTTAGATATGATCTTGGATCTCTTGGTTGGGATTATCTTGGTCACGGAAAGAACGAGGCTGAGTTAAACAACGCAGCAAAGGAGTGGGGACTAGATCCAAAGGCTGACATGTGGAAGATGCCAGCAATGTACGTTGGTAATTACGCGGAGAGAGATGCAGAATTAACTTTGGGACTTTGGAAAGTGATGCAGAGGGAAATTATAGAACAAGATCTACACTCTATCTTTAGTCTTGAGACTGATCTTTTTCCATGTCTGGTAGATATGCGATTTCTTGGGGTGAAAGTGGATGTTCAAAAAGCTCATAGACTGAAGCAACAGCTAGCATCAGAAGAAAACAAACTCCTCCAACAAGTAAAAATAGAAACAGGAATAGATACTCAAATATGGGCAGCAAGATCGATAGCCAAAGTTTTTGATAAATTAAATTTACCTTACGACAGAACTGCAAAAACACAAGCACCATCCTTTACAAAAAAT